TATAAAAATAATAGAAAGGCGGTGTTGTTATGGCAAAAAAAGGCAAATTAACTGAAAAGCAGCAACGTTTTGTTGATGAATACCTGATTGACCTGAATGCAACACAGGCAGCTATTAGGGCAGGTTATTCGGTAAAAACAGCGGATGTAATCGGATGTGAAAACTTGACAAAACCTAACATTCAACAGGCTATTGCTGAACACATGGCAGAACGGTCACGAAGAACCGGAGTGAATCAGGATAGGGTTGTTTTAGAACTTGCCAAGATTGCATGCCACCTAGTGCAAATGACATCAATGCAGCATATTTCAATGGGTATGAAAAAGGGTATGTACTTTGCCACAATGGTACAATATATGAATATACAGCACCAAATAAGGATGTTAATACTGCAATTTATGATTTGAGGGTTGCAGATTTTAGGGAAAAAGGGTACACTGAATTTGAAGCACAATTAGAAACAATGAAATATTTGTCAGATCTGTATGGATTTTCTTTTAAAGAGGTGAAGTAGATGTTTGAGCATAAAGAAGATGATAACTTGAACATGGAAGAAATTGAACGATATAGAAAAATGTCACAGGAAGAACGTGATGAACTAATGAAAGAATTGGAAAAAGAAGAAAAAGAGAAGATTGCAGAGTCTAAGAAATAACAGCGTTAAAAAGCAAAGGTACAGAATTGTATACCTTTGCTTTTTTATTACCTATATGACCATTATATGAGGTCAGAAAGGACAAGGTGAAAAAATATGATTATTACAGGAATGGCGCATTTTGAGAGTGTTGCACAGAAGAAACTTGTTGAATGGTACCACAAGAACAAACCAGAGGTTCAGATCAACCTTGGAAATGTATTCGTGGTATGGTCATGCAAAACACTACAGAATTACAAGTGCCTTGCATCTACGACTATCAGTGGAGATGGCATCTATGCTGAGTACACCTACAACGGGGACAAGCAGGAACTTTATGAGGATGTATACGGTAAAATAACAAATACATGTCATACAGAAGAATAGGAGGTAGTGAATTATGAATTTCAAAGAAGCGTTTAAAGAAATGAAATCAGGACTAGCGGTAAAATTACCGTCATGGTCTGGATATTGGCGGTGGGATGAAGAAGCTCAGACGATTCTCATGTACACCAAAGATGGCAGCTGTCTGGACATTAGAGAAACACAGAGAGTGGAGTATACGATTCAGAACATTCTTTCAGATGAGTGGATTTATGCTGATGGTCGAAACTGTCCGATTCTTGGTGGAGAGGCTACATTCTCGTTTAGCGATGCCTATAAGTACCTTGAAAGAGGAATGCGCGTTGCAAGAAAAGGTTGGAATGGAAAAGGAATCTACCTTGAAATGCAGTTCCCTGATGCACACAGCAAAATGACACAGCCATATGTATTCATTGTGACAACAGGACTCAAGACAGACAATGAGAACGCACCAAAAGGAATCGTACCTTGGACACCTTCGCAAACAGATATGGCTGCAAAAGACTGGGTGTTCGCAGAGTAGAAAGGCGGTGATCCGTTTATCTCCCAACTATGGGTTAAATAGTATTTTTAAGACATCCGCAAGGGTGTCTTTTTGTCGTACAAAGAAAGGATGTATTTATTATGAAGAAATTAGTAAGTGCTTTAATTGTAACCATGATGATTGCAGGTTCTACTATCCCAGCATATGCCTGTACACCACCGTTAAAAACACCGTCTGTTAAAATCCCAGATATTAATTTTCAACCTGATGGTGCTTTAGAAGATGCTATTAGTAACGCAGTGAAAAATTGGTTCAAGAAGTGTATTCTTGAAAAACCAACAGTAAATTATGCTACTTATTTCAAAAGTACATCAAGATATTTTAACTATGCAGTTTTTTCAGCAAATTGGAACAAAGTAGAAAATGCTACGTCTTACAAAGTGCGTATCACAAAAGCCGATGGAACATGGAAAGAATTTGATACAACACATACATCATTTTACTCTACCAATTACAATGATGATTTTATCGCAGATGGTATGGACGGAGCTACAGTAAGCGTCAAAGCCTACGAATATTCTTATCCATATACCTATTCTTCTTATGTGCAGAGCAGCAGCGTTGTTAATCCGTTTTTTGTGGAAAGCGATTTTCGATTAAGAATTTACGGTGATGTGACAAACCCTTCTATTACAATCGGCAGTCATGTGTATCAAATAAATACATCAATAGAGAAAGGGCAGAGAGTTGAAATTGATTCCAATAAAAGGACAATTAAACTGATAAAACAGAATGGAAGCATAGAAAATCGTTTTTGGGAAGCAGATAAAAAATCATATATTTTTGAAAAAATTCCTACAGGTGAAAATGCCGTGCAATATGACGGTACTTTTGGATTTGATTTAATACTTTTGGATAGAAGGAGTGAACCGGGATGGTAATATATACAGATTCAAGCGGATTACCGCAAGGTGAGCTACATAAGTATTCAATAGATTTGGATATTGGAAAAGATAATGATTTTCAGATCGGTATGAATTTAAAGAATCATTGCATGTCTCACGGCAGTATATGGTATGTAGAAAATACAGAATACGGTGGTATTGTCGATGATGTGAAAATAGATACCAAGAAGAACAAGGTCTATTATTCTGGTCGTGCTTTCAGGGGGATACTCGAAAAGAAAATCATTGAGCCTGAGAGTGGTCAGGACTATTATATAGTATCCGGTGATGCGAATAGAATACTGGAACAACTTATAGAAAAGGTCGGATTATCTGACCTTTTTATTGTGCCTGCAGATGATGCAGGTATAAAAATATCAAGTAACCAATTTGAACGGTATACAGACATGTATGCGGGTATCAAAAAGATGTTATCAAATGTCGATGCCAAGCTTGTGTGTACGGTTACTAGAGATGCGAAAGTACAAATTAGTGCTACCAAAATAGAGGATCTATCCGAAAAATATGAATACTCTGATGATTATGGTATGCAAGTTATTTTCGAGCAGAATCGAGGTGGTGTAAATCATCTGATCTGTCTCGGCGGTGGAGAGCTTGCGGAACGTACCGTGATACATCTATACGCAGATAGTTCTGGTAACATAGTTGATGCCCCATATTATACAGGCAGGTCTGAAATAACAGAGATATATGATTATGGAAATGTGGAGTCTGATGAAGAACTTAGGAGCCAGGGCGTTGAAAAGTTGAAAGAATTGAAAAATAGCGATTCTCTTACAGCGCAATTTGACAGACTAGATGTTGACATAGGAGATATTGTCGGTGGAAAAAACAGACAGACAGGCGTGGCGATGAAGGAAATCATAAATAGTGAAATTGTAAAAATTGAAAACGATAGATATACAGTAACGTATAAGGTTGGTGATTAAGATGGCAATTAATTTGAATACAGGAAACGGTATTGAGGTTTCGGCTGCAGCTGATGGATCGTTATACAGAGATATATTCGGCAGCGATTTTTACGTGCTTGAAGCAGGGAATCAATTTAAAGCGGAAATTGTATCAAGTACATCGATAAGAATAGCAGATGGCGATGCATTACTACAGGGGAGACACGTCTGGACAAAAGTGAATGACAGTACAACTTTAAATTTTGAACCAGCAGGACAAGGGAAAAAGCGTACCGATCACGTATTTATAAAATATACAAATGATTCTGGTGTGGAAAAAGTAGAATTTGAAATTATAAAAGGGAAGACGGTAGCTCTTGGCGAAAATTACAACGACGAAATTCGGTGGACAAATGACTCTATATACTATGGTGGAAAACAATATAAAGGACATCTGTTATTTGTGCACATAAATGGACTAAGTATAGAAGAAGTCATACGGGGTACATCTATTCAACCAAGTATAGATACGATATTGGATAGAATAAAAAACGTAGAAAAAAGCCTGAATAATTTGAATGCAAAAATGAATTTTCGATGCGTAACAAAATGTGGAACTATTGTCGTCAAAATTCCAACAAACTCAAACAGTGTAGAGGTTTTTTCGGATTCTGATATAAATAATCTTCTTGGAATTACGGGTGCTTCTAATGCAAATACAGCAGTAAGTTTTGCAAACGGTGACGGTCAGATGACACTGCATCTTGATGGAGCTACATATCTGAATGGATCATGGTATGCGACTTTTAACGGACTTACAACGGAAGAAACCATGTGTCGTGTAAATTACATTAAACGTATAGAATGTTTATGTTTCAAGGGTGACTTTGAATATCGAGTACATATTCAGAACAGTGGTTGGACTGATTGGACAAAAGCTGATGGAGTAGCAACACTCGGAACTGTAGGACAGGCATTAAGAATTGAAGCTATTCAGTTTAGATAAACGGATAGTTGAGAAGCTATTGCAAAAGAAGTCATTCGGGGTGACTGGGGGAATGGTCAGGAACGAACTGACCGCCTGAAGGCTGCGGGTTATAGTCCTACAGCTGTACAGAAAAGGGTCAACGAATTAGTATAACAGATGGTTCAGTGG